CGAGGGCGGCAAACGCCGCGACTCTTTCTGCGCCCGTATGGAAGGCATGAAGAAGAAGCTGACCAGCGAGAAGACGGCCAAAGACCCCAACTCGCGGATCAATAAATCACTCAGAGCATGGAAGTGCTAAATCATGGATTTGCCAGTCTGGAATACCGTCCTGTCGTTCGCTTCGGCGCTGCTTTTGTTTTGGGTGAAAATCTCCCATGACGAAGTCAAGCGCTTGTCCATCTTGCTGAGCAAGACTCGGGAGGAGCATTCCGACAAGTTTGTGACCAAACAGGACATGCACAACGACATCAACCGAGTCCTTACTCGTTTGGATCGGCTCGAAGGCAAAATTGATGACTTCATGAAGGAGCAGCGAAGTGCCATCAGTTAGCAAAAAGCAGCATAATTTCATGGCGGCGGTGGCCAACAACTCAGCGTTTGCCAAGAAAGCAGGAGTCCCACAATCCGTGGGCAAAGAGTTCTCTAACGCGGACAAGGGCCGCAAATTTAAAGAAGGTGGCGATATGAAAGAGTCCAAAGCAATGGTGGCAAAAGAGATGGCCTTTATGAAAAAGAAGGGCGCTCCTAAGTCCATGATCAAACACGAAATGGCCGAAGCCAAAGGAAAAGGTTACGCCAAGGGCGGCGTGACCCGCGCTGACGGGTGCGCCACCAAAGGCCACACCAAGGGCACCATGGTCAAGATGGCCTACGGCGGCAAGACCTGCTGATATGAGAGCCAGCCGTGGCATGGGGGCTATTGCCCCCTCCAAAATGCCCAAAGGCAAGCGCACAGCTCGCCGGGATGACACCGACTTCACGCAGTACAAAGAAGGCGGCAAAGTCAATGCGGCGGGCAACTACACCAAGCCCGGTCTGCGCAAGCGGATCGTGAGCCAAGTCAAAGCTGCTGCAACGCAGGGCACCGGAGCTGGCCAGTGGTCAGCCCGTAAGGCCCAGCTTGTGGCCAAGAAGTACAAAGCAGCCGGAGGTGGCTATCGTGACTGAGAAAAATTCTGATGACAAAGTAAAAGCCAAGAGGCTTGCACGGTATCAAGGCGAGTTAAAGCAGGACCGCACCCCTACTGCAACCAAGGCATTTCGGGAATACGTTGCTGACCCGGTAACGGATGCGGTAGGTAAGATCATGCCCGGCAAGCGCATGCAAGAGTGGGAAAAAACCGACCGCGAAGCGCGGAAAGAGGTGCTTGGCTATAAAAAAGGCGGCAAAGTGTCCGCTTCTTCACGTGCCGACGGCTGCGCCCAACGCGGTAAGACCAAAGGTCGGATGGTGTAATGAAAGCGCCCCAGAAATCCCTCAAAGACTGGACCGACCAGAAGTGGCGGACCAAGAGCGGCAAGCCGTCTTCAAAAACAGGTGAGCGTTATTTGCCGGAGAAGGCGATAAAATCGCTCAGCCCCGCAGAGTATGCGGCCACCACAAGAGCCAAACGTGCGGGTAAGGCGGCGGGCAAACAGTTTGTGGCCCAGCCCAAGACCATCGCCAAAAAGACAGCGAGCTTCAGATGACAACTTCCGGCACATCATCGTTCAACCTCGACCTGACGGAAATCGTTGAGGAAGCGTTCGAGCGCGTGGGCTCAGAGATGCGTACTGGTTACGACCTTCGCACGGCCCGTCGGTCGATGAACCTGATGTTTGCGGATTGGGCCAACCGTGGCCTGAACATGTTCACCTACGAGCAGGGCTCGATCCCGCTGGTGGCTGGCCAAGCAACGTACACCCTTCCTACCGACACCGTAGACCTGCTTGAGCACGTCATTCGCACGGGCGCGGGAAGCGCGGCCACACAGGCAGACCTGACTATCACGCGTATCAGTGTTTCTACCTATGCCACGATCCCCAACAAGCTGGAGCAAGCCCGTCCGATTCAGGTCTGGATTGAGCGCTTGAACACCCCAAGATTTACGGTCTGGCCTGTGCCGGACAACTCACAGCCCTACACGTTTGTGTACTGGCGCTTGCGCCGTATCCAAGACGCTGGCAACGGCGTCAACACCATGGACATGCCTTTCCGTTTCCTGCCCTGCATGGTGGCAGGGTTGGCGTACTATTTGGCCCTGAAGGTGCCCGGAGGCACAGAGCGCTTGCAAGTACTCAAGGCTCAGTACGACGAGGCGTGGCAGCTGGCTTACGAAGAGGACCGCGAAAAAGCGGCCGTTCGCTTTGTCCCCCGCCGTCAATATCTGGGAAGCGGTGCCTAAATGGGTAATCGCTTTGCCAGTTCCAAGAACTCTATCGCGATATGCGATCGGTGCGGCTTTCGGTTCAAGCTCACCACGCTGCGCAAAGAGGTCATCAAGACCCACATGTACAACACGTTGGTCTGCACTGCTTGCTGGGACCCTGATCACCCACAGTTAAGGTTGGGGATGTTTCCTGTCGACGACCCGCAGGCGGTTCGCAACCCCCGTAGAGACACAACGTACGTGACGGCTGGCCCCAACGCGGCAGGTTTTCCAACAGGCGGCAGCCGAGACATCCAGTGGGGGTGGAACCCGGTTGGCGGCTCACGTTTTTTTGACGACGGCCTGACCCCCAACACCTTGGTATTGACTGCTTCAGTCGGCCAAGTGATAATCTCAACATCTTAAGGAGTTCATCATGGACGCAAAGAAAGCAGTTCGCAAACACGAGGCCAACATGCACCCCGGTGCCAAGCCCACCAAGCTGCGTGCTGGCGGCAAGACGAACAGCGACATGCTGAAGATGGGTCGCAATTTGGCCAAAGTTGCCAACCAGAAATCCCCCGGTCGCAAAGGAGCCTGACATGGCTACATCTTCAAAAGTCAAGGCTGCTCCCAAGCAGGCCGTGCTGCCCAAGGTCAACGCCATGAAGCACATGGTGGACACCAACGTGTCTGTCGCCAACAATCATAGCAACGAATACCCCGGCGTCAAAACCTCGGGCATCAAGATTCGTGGTACTGGCGCAGCCACAAAAGGCACAATGGCCCGTGGCCCGATGGCTTGAGGTCTGAATGAACTACACCCAGTTGACCGCTGCAATCTGCGATTACACGCAGAACTTTGAACAGGACTTTGTCGCGAACATCCCGGTGTTCGTGCAGCAAGCCGAGCAGCGTATCTACAACACGGTGCAGTTTCCGTCGATTCGCAAGAACGTGACAGGCCAAACAACGGCAAGCAACAAGTACTTGTCGTGCCCCGGAGATTTTTTGGCTGTGTATTCACTGGCGGTGGTTGACGCAACGGGCAACTATGAGTACCTGCTTAACAAGGATGTGAACTTCATCCGGCAGGCGTACCCAAACCCGAATGCGACGGCGATCCCCAAGTACTACGCGCTGTTTGGCCCGACTACAACTGACAGTCCTTCACCAGCTGTCACAAATGAATTGTCGTTTATCCTCGGCCCCACGCCCAATGCAATCTACACCGTAGAGCTGCATTATTACTACTACCCTGAGTCGATCGTGACTGCAGGCACCACATGGCTTGGCGACAACTTTGACACCGTGCTGCTGTACGGCTCTTTGGTCGAGGCCATCACGTTCATGAAGGGCGAGGCCGACATGGTTGCTTTGTACGACGGCAAGTACAAGGAAGCATTGGCACTGGCCAAACGTCTGGGCGATGGTATGGAGCGTCAGGACGCCTACCGCTCCGGCCAATACCGACAGGCGGTGACTTGATATGTCGTTTGACCAAACCCTTACAACGCAGGCCAAGTCAACTGCTCTGGCCTATCTGGCAGAAAACGGTCTGAAGATGGCGCTGTACACTGCTGACGCCAATTTGAACGCTGATACGTTGGTGTACAGTACAGCCAACGAGGTTGTTGGAGCCGGGTACACGGCTGGCGGCAAAGCCCTCACGGGCGTGACTGTCAACAAGTCGGGCACTACGGCGTATCTGGACTTTGCGGACGTGGTCTGGAACCCCGCCAACTTCACGGCACGCGGAGCCCTTATCTACAACCCAAACCTCGGCGATTTGGCTGTGGCTGTGCTGGATTTTGGTTCCGACAAAACGGCAACGACATCCTTTACGGTGCAGGCACCGGCTAATACAGCTGACGCTGCAATCATCCGTTTCACATAAGAGGTTCGACATGTTCAACGAAAAAGCAAAAGCTGGCGGCGTGTTCATCGTGCAGTGTTTTGACAAAGACGGTAACCTGAAATGGGAAGACCGAGAGCACAACCTCGTGGTCAACACCGGCCTCAAGGACATGAACGACAAATACTTTACGGGCTCCGGCTATACGGCCCTTTGGTATTTGGGTTTGTACGGCGCAGCTGCATCCAACAACCCCGCCGCTGGCGACACTATGGCTTCTCATGCTGGCTGGACTGAGGTCGTTGCCTATTCGCAAGCCACCCGCCCCCAAGCAGTTTTCGGTGCCGCCACAACCGCCGATCCATCGGTCATCAGCAACAGCGCCTCTGTAGCTGTGTTCAGCATAAACGGGACCACCACCGTCGGCGGGGCGTTCTTGACGAATAGCAACACCAAGGGCGGCACCACTGGAATTTTGTTTTCCGCAGCGGATTTCCAATCTCCCGGGGATCGTAACGTTGTCTCTGGGGACCAGATAAATCTGACGTACCAATTTAGCCTCGACGCAGTGTAAGAGGTTATGTGTTCGCAGGTTCACCCTTCGCTACAGCACCGTTTGCCGCAACAAGCGGCGCTGTGTATTTAGCCTCCGTCTTTGAAAGCAGCACCGCGTTAGACCGGGTTACTGCAAACACGGCATTTGGGAGCGCAGTCTCCGAAACCGCTACAGGGCTGGATACCACGTCTGCACGTACGGTGTTTGTCGTGCTCGCCTCCGACACTGTTAGAGGGCTCGACAGCCCCTCTGCGCGGGTGAGTGTTTTTTCTGCGGTGGTAGAAAACGCGGCAGCATTTGATGCGATGCTGGCCAACATAAATTTTGGCACAGCGGTTAGTGAGCTTGCCCGGGGAGCTGATCTAACAAGCGTAAGCCAAAATTTTGCTGTGCTGCTGCAGGAAAGCGGTATAGCGTTTGACACGTTGTTTGCGTCTCTACCGTGGGAAATTATCAATGACAGCCAGTCGGCGGCATGGCAAAATATACCAAGTGACGCCGCAGCTGCATGGCAGCACATGACAACGGATACAGGCACTGTGTGGCAGCTGGTAACAAGCGATACCGGCGCGACATGGGTGGTGGTCAACACGGCGGACAACCCCGGCTGGCAGATCATCAAAACACAGCCGTAAGGAAAGAACATGCCTCTCGTCGTAAAAGATCGTGTAAAAGAAACCACCACCACTACCGGTACGGGGACAATTACGCTCGCGGGCGCGGTAACAGGGTTTCAGGCTTTTTCCGTCATCGGGAACGGTAACACTACGTATTACACCATCGTTGACACCGTTAACGGGACATGGGAAGTGGGTATCGGGACCTACACTTTGTCGGGCACGACGCTGGCACGCAACACGGTATTGGAGTCGTCAAACGCTGGGTCGCTGGTTAACTTTGCGGCTGGCAGCAAGGAAGTGTTCGTGGCCTACCCAGCAGAGCGGGCTGTTATTGGCGGCATGGGCTACATTGAAAACGCAGCCACGGTTTCCCAAAGCTCAACCATCAATGATGGCAACAACGCGTTGAGCGCAGGTCCCGTGACGGTTAACAGCGGCGTGACAATCACCGTACCAAGTGGCTCACGATGGATTGTGATTTGAGGGGTAAAAATGCCAGTAGTAATTGATGGAACAAACGGAATCACTACGCCTGACGTGGAGTCTTCGGGGCCGATTACAGGCACTACCGGAACACTCACAGCGTTAACGGTCAACAGCAACAACATCTCCGCTGTCAATAGCCTCAGTTTCCGCAACCGCATCATCAACGGGAACATGGTCATTGACCAGAGGAACAACGGGGCGAGTGCTGGAACCTCATCAGGAACATTTGCGTATTTTCTTGATCGCTGGGTGGCGTCTTACTCGCAGACATCAAAATTCACAGTGCAGCAAAACGCTGGGGCGGTTACGCCGCCTGCTGGGTTCACAAACTATCTAGGCGTCACGTCCTCTTCCGCATACAGCGTGGCCTCTGGCGAGTCATTCAACATGCAACAACCCATCGAAGGTTTTAATGTTGCAGACCTTGGATGGGGGGCTGCTGGCGCTCAAACCGTAACAGTTTCGTTTTGGGTGCGCTCTAGTTTGACAGGGGCTTTCGGTGGCGCTGTCTGTAATTCAAACCTGACCCGTTCTTACCCATTTACATACACGGTCAGCGCCGCAAACACTTGGGAATACAAAACTGTTTCCATTCCCGGCGACACATCCGGCACATGGGTGACAAACAACGGCGTTGGATTGCGCTTGTATTTCAATCTCGGGGCTGGCTCCACGGTGAGCGGAACTGCTGGCGCTTGGGCGAGTGCAAACTTCCAGTCAGCCACAGGCGCAGTCTCCGTAGTCGGCACCAACGGAGCCACCTTCTACATCACAGGCGTCCAACTGGAAGCAGGCTCTGTCGCAACACCGTTTGAGCAGATCGACATTGGCACTGAGCTGTTCATGTGTCAGCGGTATTACGAGGAATTAACAAGCAACGCGAATTCCAATAACGTAGCATGGGGGGGATCTTACCCTATAGGTGGCGTTGCTCAGGGGCAAGTTACTTCGTTTTTTAAGGTGCCCAAGCGATCGTCGCCAACAGTCACTGTGTCAGCGGCGTCTACTTTTCTTCTTCATGCCCCGGGAATTTTCAGACTAAGTGTGACAAGTATTAGTGTTATTACCGGTGGAACAAATGCGGCAATGCTTCTAGTAGACACAAGTGGCGCTACAGGGGTAACTGGGGCGGCGACGTTTTTAGAAGGCGGTGGGTCGGGAATCGCAAAAATAATGTTTTCTGCGGAGTTATAAATGTACAAACTCAAAAAAGACCCTATGGGCTTTCCTGTTAACGGGGTGGAGCGCCTGTCCGACAACGCTTTCATCCCTTTCGATCCCGCCAACACAGACTATCAGGCTTATCTGAAATGGCTTGAGGAAGGCAACACGCCCGAACCCGCTGACACACCGGAGCAAACACAATGAGCCAAGTAGCCCTCTCCGGCAACGTATCTGGGACAGGTACGTTCACCATTGCGTCACCCAACAGCAACACTGACCGGACGCTGAATTTGCCAGATGCAAGTGGGACTATCCTGACCACTGCCACGCCCGGTGTGCCTGTGAATGGACCTACTTTTAGTGCCATTGCTGGTTCTGCCACGGCACTTTCTGCTGGTACGTCAACAAAAGTTAATTTCTCCAGCGAACAATGGGACACCGCCAACTGCTACGACACAGGCACGAGCCGCTTTACGCCAAATGTTGCAGGGTATTATCAAATCAGCGGCACCGTTCGTACCGACATTACCAATAATCCTGTTTTACATATATACGTCCGCAAAAATGGATCGGATGTATTCACTGGCAGTTTTTTATCGGTTTCTAGCAGTCAGACAGCAACTACAGTCTCCGGTTTGGTTTTCTGCAACGGTACAACTGATTTCATAGATATTACCGTATTCAGTGGGTCTGCTGGAAATACAAATACTGGAATAGCTTGCACTTTCCAAGGTGCATTGATTCGAGGTGCATGATGACACTCTACGAAAAAATCAAAGCAATTTATCCAGAACTTTCGGTGGATGATTTTGTGCCGTATAGCGGGACCATCCGCTTGCAGAACGACTCTGACGGCAAAGGCGACTACATTGCTGCGTGGGATCACCCTACACTGGCACGACCAACTGAGGAGCAACTCGCATGAGCACCGTACGCGCAAATCAAATCTTAGATGCCGCTGGGGGTAACACAGCCACCATCAACGGTATGACCCCGACAGCACAGAGCTTGCAGGGCTTCCGCAACCGGATCATCAACGGGAACATGGTCATTGACCAGAGGAATAACGGGGCGAGTGTGACAATCGGAAACGCAGGAAATCTTGTTTTCACACTTGACCGATGGGCGGCATATTGCGATCAAAACTCTAAGTTCTCTGTTCAGCAATCTACAACTGCGCCAACAGGATTTATTAATTCGCTGTTTGTAACGTCACTATCTGCTTATTCAGTAGGGTCGTCAGAAGTGTTTGGATTGCAACAAACAATTGAAGGTTTTAACGTAGCCGACTTAGGATGGGGCACGGCAAACGCACAAACAATAACGCTGTCTTTTCAAGTTCGTTCCAGTCTAACAGGCACGTTTGGCGGGGCGCTAAGAAATGACGCAAACAATCGGTCTTATCCGTTTAGTTTTACAATTAATTCAGCCAATACATTTGAAACCAAAACCATCACTATTGCAGGTGATACGTCTGGAACGTGGCTCACAAATAATAATGCAGGTATAAGGCTATGGATTTCTCTTGGTGCTGGCGCTACATTTTCTGGCACAGCGGGCGCATGGGCTGCTGCTAACTCAGTGCAACCCACAGGCTCAGTCAGCGTAGTCGGAACCAACGGAGCCACCTTCTACATCACAGGCGTCCAACTGGAAGCAGGCTCTGTCGCCACGCCGTTTGAGCGCAGGGACTACGGGCGTGAGTTGATCATGTGTCAGCGGTATTATCAAGGGCAACGGTGCACATTCCAAAGCACCGCTATTCTGGCTTTTGCTCGTCCAGTCGTGATGAGAGCCGCACCTAGTGCTTCATGGGCTGGCACAATTGGAACTGTTTTTGAAATGAATCCCGATTCGTTTGTTATTACACAAAACGGGACTGGTAACGGATTATCTGGCCTATTTAGCGCGGAGCTTTGAAATGTATAAACTTCTTCCCGACACAGCAATGGGTGCTGCTCCATGCTTAAAACGCCTGTCCGACAACGCCTTCATCCCCTTCGATCCTGCCAACACCGACTATCAGGCTTATCTGAAATGGCTGGCCGAGGGCAACACACCCCTTCCCGCCGACGTCCAAACCGGGCAAAATGCCGGGAATCCATAAGGAATCGCCATGAGCACCTACTCTCCCAGCTTGCGAATTGAGCTTATCAATACCGGCGACCAAGCCGGTACATGGGGCACCACGACCAACACCAACATGGGCACGCTGATCGAATCAGCGGTTGCCGGGTACGTTTCGGTCTCCATCACCTCTGCCAACCAAGCCCTGACGGCCCTGAACGGCGCTGCGGACCAGTCGCGCAACATGACGCTTGCGCTGACCACAACCACCACCGCAGCCTTCAACGTCTACGCTCCCCCGGCTGAGAAGACCTACGTCATCTACAACACCAGCCTTTACACGGCCACCATCTACAACTCCACGGTGCTGGGCAACACAACTGCAGCAGGCACCGGAGTCAGCATCCCCGCAGGCAAGACCATGACGGTCTGGTCGGATGGTACCAACTTCGCCCTGCAAAACACCCATATTGTGGGCACCGTGGTCGGCGACGTAACCGGAAACCTGACTGGCAACGTCACAGGCAACGTCACAGGTAATACCAACGGGGTTGTGACCGCCGCCGCTGGTTCGACCGCTGTTACCGCTACCTTTGGGGACAACGACACCTCGATTGCCACCACAGCATTTGTCCAAGCGGCGCTGCAGGCGCTGCACCCTGTCGGCTCGATCTACATCAACGCAGGTGTAACCACTAACCCCGCCACTCTTTTTGGTTTTGGTACGTGGGTCGCGTTTGGCGCTGGCCGAGTCATGGTTGGCTTGAATGGTAGCGACCCACTGTTTGATACTTTGGAAGAGACTGGCGGTAGCAAGGACGCGATTGTGGTCAGCCACACGCATACAGGCACGACAGATAGTGCAGGGAACCATCAACATTTCGTAGCTCAAAATCAGCAACGATCTGGATACCCCGGAAGTCCTACGACAACCTCTTCTGTAGCAGATAAGTATTTTGGTGGCGGGCCAACTAATGAAGCCTATATTATGGCCCCCGGCACGGGCAATGCAGATGTTGGACTTAGCTCTACCGCTGGCGATCATACCCATCCGTTTACTACAGGTTCCGCAGGTTCCTCTGGGACTAACGCCAACCTCCAGCCGTACATCACTGTAGCGATGTGGAAGCGGACTGCATGAAGTTCTTCGCCCTGCTCCTTCTGGCTCCTGCGCTGGTCTGGGCGCAGGACACGACCATCAACTACCGGGGGCAGCCGCCCCCAACGGCTATGGCTCCGATGATTTCGGCCATGGGCAGCGACATCTGCGCGGTTCCCGTTTCGGGGGCTATCAGCTCTACGGTTATCGGCGTAGCGGGCGGAACCACCGTCACGGATGGCAACTGCGAACGCATCAAACTGGCGCGTGAACTGTCCAACCAAGGCTTGAAGGTCGGTGCTGTTGCCATCCTGTGCGCTGACCTGCGTGTGTGGGAAGCGATGGAAATGTCGGGTTCTCCCTGCCCTATCGGTGGGGCCATCGGCGACGCAGCCCGTGCAGCATGGGTGAAGCTGCATCCAGAGAGGTTCAAGAAGTTGTATGGTCAAGTTCCTGTTCTCGCTGCTGCTCCTGCTGGGGACAAGTAATGCGCTGGCTCAAATTTGTATTTGGGATGGCGCTAAATACAATTCGACGTGCTGGGCGTGCGCAACCGGCAGCAGTCTCCCGGACTGGTGGAAAACCGCTTATTGCGGAGCGCCAGTCACTGTCATCACGCCGACGGCTCCAACTTGCAAAACAGGTGTCGAAACACGCCAAGAGAGCTGCCTTGCAAATCAAAGCGGCAGCAAGACCTACACCCGCCAAAGCACCTGCCCAGACCCCTACGGCCAGCCCGTCTGGGGGCAGTGGCAACTGACACAGGACACCTGTAAATGGAACCCG